GCATGACCCCGCGCCCATCCTCTTCATCGAGCCATCTGAGGATCTCTGCAAGGTCATCTCCAAAGACCGCATCGACCCCATGATCCGCGACACCCCGCGCCTCAGCTCCATCTTCGCCCGCATGCGCGGCAAGAAGGACACGATGCACAAACCCTTCCCCGGCGGCCAGCTCACCTTCGGCTGGGCCAGCTCGCCGGCTCAACTAGCATCCCGCCCCATACGCGTCCTCATCACCGACGAGGAAGGCCGCTACGATGCCGCGCCAAACAAGGAAGGCGACCCCGTCGACCAGGGCAAGAAGCGCATGGCCACCTTCTCCAACCGCAAGCATGCCCGCGTCTCTTCCCCCGCGCTCCGCCGCACCTGCCGCATCACCAAGGCCTTCGAGACCTCCGACCAGCGGCACTTTTACATCCCATGCCCGCAGTGCGGCCACATGCAGACGCTCGTCTGGGAGCAGATAAAGTGGCCCATCGACCACCCCGAGGACGCCTACTACGTCTGCTCGGAGAACGGCTGCGAGATCACCGAGGCCGATAAGTTCGCCATGATTCGCGCCGGCGAGTGGCGCGCCCACAACCCCGGCGCCCGCACCGCCGGCTTCCATCTCAACGCCCTCTACTCCACCATCGGCTACACCTGGGGGGAGATCGCCGGCGAGTTCGTCAAATGTCAGGGCATCCCCGACAAACTCCAGGTCTTCACCAACACCGTCCTCGCCCTCCCCTGGGACGAGCAGGCCGAAGGTGCCGACCTCAACGAGATCCAGAAGCGCGCCGAGCCCTACCCCGCGCCGGCCCCCGCATGGGCCGTCATCTTCACCTGCGGCGCGGACGTCCAGCCCGACCGCATCGAGGCCACCAAGTGGGGATGGGGCCTTGATGAGGTCTCCGGCGTCATCGAGCACCGCGTCTTCTGGGGCGATACCTCCAACCACCGCCGCGGGGCCTGGCTCGACTTCGACGCATGGCGTCGCCAGCGCGTCCAGCACGAATCCGGCCTCGACCTGCCCGTCGCCTGCACCTTCATCGACTCCGGCGACGGCAACCGCACCCAGGCCGTCTACGACTTCTGCCGCTTTCGCGAGCGCGAAAAAGTCTTCGCCATCAAGGGCAGCTCGCAGAACGCCGCCCCGCTCGTCTCGGAGGCCCGCCGCGTCGGCAAGCAGCGCGTCCTGCTCGTCATGGTAGGATCGTCCACAGGCAAGGATATCCTCTTTGCCCGGCTCAAGATCGCCGACGATACCCGCCCCGGGTATATCCACTTTCCGTCCGACCCAGACGCGGGCTGCGGCCGCGAGTACTTCGAGCATCTCACCGCAGAAGCCCTCGTCACCAAGCAGACCAAGGGCGGAGAGGTCAGCAAATGGGAAAAACTCAGTCGCCGCAACGAATCACTGGACTGCGCCGTGTACGCCCTGGCGGCCAAGTCCTTCACCCGGGCAAAGCTCCCGCAACTCGCGCGGGCACTGCAGCAGCGTGCAGCACGCCTGGACCCGGCAGTCGTGGCCGCACGGCAACTGCAATGGGCCGGCATCAATCCGCTGCCATCGCCATCACCGGCATCCTCTGCGGAATCACACTCGCCGCAGGCTCCTGAAGTTCCCTTTTCGCAACATCAAAAGATGTCGAAAAAAGGGAAGCGGGTCATAAAAAGACCGGGATTCGCGTGGATTCACGGGAATCGGTAAAACCTTCGTGTGAACCGCGAACCCTTACTCCTGCACGGCGACTGCCTCGCCGAAATGCAGTGCATCGAGCCCGGCAGCGTCGATATGGTGCTGACCGACCTGCCCTACGGCACCACACAAAACAAGTGGGACGAGATTATCCCCATGGCCCGGCTGTGGACAGAGTGGAAGCGTGTGCTAAAACCGCGCGCGCCGGTGGTGCTCTTCACGCAGCAGCCGTTTACCACCGTCGTCGCGGCCTCGAACCTCAAGCAACTCAAGACCGAATGGATATGGGAGAAAAATCAGGGCACGGGCTTTCTGAATGCCCGCCGCTATCCACTGAAGATTCACGAAAATATCCTCGTCTTTTGTGACGGCATGCCCGCATACTTTCCGCAGATGGCCACGAACGGGGGGGGGTGTCATTGACAGAATCGGTGCCGGTGCGGAGCGCTACTCAACTAACTATGGCAAGTACACCCGCGAGAACGAGTGGGCTGAGACGGGGCTGCGCTACCCGACTACCATCAGGAAGGCCGCTGGCGAGCGCGGCCTGCATCCAACCCAGAAGCCGGTGCGGCTGCTGGAGTACCTCCTCAACACCTACACGCAACCCGGTGCGGTCATCCTCGACTGCTGCATGGGCTCTGGCAGCACCGGCGTCGCTGCTGCGAATACCGGCCGCAACTTTATCGGCATCGAGCGAGATCCCGACATCTTCGCCCGTGCCTGCGAGCGCATCAATTTGACCGTTTTCCCCGCACCCCGCTAAGACCTTCGGGTGATTCACCCCGACGGCAAGCTCTCGTTCACCGAAAAGCACTCCATCCTCATCCTGCTGCTCGTGGCCAAATGGCTCGCGCCCGATGAGCTGGCGACGGGTATCGCCGATCTCGCCCAGCAGATCCGGCTCTATGCGAAGGAGCGGGTGCATGATCCCAACCCTTCTGCCTAAGAAGTCGCTGCCGGAGTTCCTGCGCGCTGGCGACGCCCACGCCTGGAACCTCAACGCCGGCGCACGCACCCTCGACGACGCCGCGCAGCTCCCGCCCGTCTCCGTCTTCTACACCCTCACCGCCGTCATCGCGAATGCACCCGTCCGCCAGCAGATCGCCGCCGTCGCGGTCGCCGCCAACGGCATCGCCGCCTTCACCCTCGGCAGCACCATAACCGCCGCATGGGCACCCGGGTGCTATCAGTGGGTGTGCTTCGGCACCGACGCCGCCGGCAACCGCTTCGAGCTCGCCCAGGGCGTCCTCCGCATCGAGCCCGACCCCGCCGCCGCCAACCCCACCGACCCCCGCAGCCACAACGTCAAGTTGCTCGCCAACATCCGCGCACTGCTGCAGGGCAAGTCGCTGGACGACGTCGCCATCTACAAGATCGGCGGTCGCGAACTCACCAAGATGGACCTCCCCAACCTGCTCAAGTGGGAAGGCCTGATCGAATCCCGCGTCCGCCGCGAACGCATCCGCCGCGGCGAGTTCGTCAAGACCAAGACCAAGGGCATCCAGTTCGGCGGCAGGGGGGGGCGATAGTGACAGTCGACCACTATTGCGACATCGTTGGCGCAGCTCTCGTGACGGCGATCGTCTTCGCCGCTATTTGTCTGATTGCTATTGGGCTGTTCATGCTAATCCGCACCCTGATAAGGGGTATCTAAATGCCCATCTTCGACCTCAACGACGCGAAACCCCTCGAAGGCTACAAGTCCCGGCGCGGCCATCGCACGCTCGACGCCGGCAGCATCCCCGGCCTGCAGATGGGTGGCAGCGGCACCGGTGGCTTCGCCGCAGCCAAGATCAACCGGCTCACCATGGACTTCATTGCGAAGTCCCGCTCCGCCGACCAGGACCTCTTCGGCGACAACATCCGCCTCCGCGCCCGCGCCCGCAGCCTCGCGCTCGATAACCCCTTCGTCAAGAAGTTCCTGCAGATGCTCTCGCAGAACGTCGTCGGGTCTACCGGCATCCTCATGCAGTCCAAGGTCGTCGGCGTCAACGGCGAGCCCACCGCATCCACCGACAAGATCAACAAGCGGATCGAGGAGGAGTGGAACATCTGGGCGAAGAAGGGGAACTGCACGGCCGACGGCAAATTCTCCCTCGTCGCGCTCGAGCACATGGCCATCAAGACGTGGGGCCGCGAAGGCGAAAACCTCGTCAAGTTCGTCTATGGCCGCCAGTTCAACGACACCGGCATCGCCCTCCAACCGCTCGACAACGACCAGCTCGACGACACTTACATGACCTCGCTCGGCAACGGCGGCTCCATCCGCATGGGCGTCGAAGTCGATAAATACCGCCGGCCGCTCGCCTACTGGCTCTGGACCGAGCACCCTTCGGACATCATTGGCGGCCAGCGCGAGCGCATCCGCATTCCCGCCGCGCAGATCATTCACTCCGCCATGTGGGAGCGCCCCGGCCAGACGCGCGGCTACTCGCAGCTCGCCGCCGTCATCCTGCAGATCAACCAGTACGCCGGTTGGGATGAGGCCACCCTCGTCGCCGCCCGCGCCTCCGCCGCCAAGTTTGCCACCATCGAGGAGGAGTACGCCGAGGGCGAGTACGCCGACGACGAAGACTATCAGGGCGACTCCACCAACACGGACGGCACGCAGGTGATGACCGCGAACCCCGGCGAGATGCTGCAGCTCGAACCTGGCCAAAAGCTGAACTTCACCGACCCGCGCTTCCCCATGAACTCCCACAAGGAGTTCTCGCAGACCATCCTCCGCGCCATCGCCACCGGCCTGCTGGTCAGCTACCCGTCCCTCGCCAACGACCTCGAGGGCGTCAACTTCAGCTCCATCCGCGCCGGGCTGCTCGACGAGCGTGACTGCTGGCGCGTCATCCAGCGCTGGTTTATTGAAGACTTCCTCGAGCCTATCCGCCTCCGCTGGCTCAACACCGCGCTGCTTACAACGCTCTCTGATGTCGAACTCACCCCCAAGCAGATGACGCAGGTCACCTGGCGCGCCCGTGGCTGGGACTGGGTAGATCCCGTCAAGGATGCCGACGCCGCCATCCTGCGCATCAGCAACGGCCTCGGCACCTACACCAACGAGCTCGGCAAACTCGGCATGGACTTCGAAGAGACCATGAAGGAGCGCCGGGTCGAACAGGACTTCATCACGAAACTCAAGCTGCAGATGGGCACCGACCTCACCGGCGACCAGGGCGGCAAGGGCATCGCCGCCGGCGCGGAGACAGACGTCACCGAAGAAGGCGCCGGTGCCAAGCCCGGGGGCGCCACGCCATCCAGCAAGCCGAAAGGAAAGGGCAAATGAGAAACCTCACAGCAGACGAACAGAAGGCGCTCGACCACGCATACGGATACCATCCTCCAACGCCGGACCAGATCGCTCGCTATGCAGCGATCAATGACGCCGCGAAGGCCTTCGAGAAGACGGTTCTTGAGAACTGCCCGTCGAGCGCAGATCGCACGTTCGCATGCCGCCAGATCCGCGACGCGCGCATGACCGCGAATCGATCCATCGCGTTAGAGCAGATTTGACACAAAATCCGCTCGTCCCCGATAAACCGAGCGCGATGTCCGAGTCCCCAACCCCGAAGACCACCCTTTACTCCGGTGTTCTCAAGACGCTCTCTGCTGCCGAGGATAAAAACCTCGACGAACGGGGCATCCCCAAAAAGCTCGGCGAGCAGTTCCGGCGCACCCAGCTTGCCACCGACGGTTACGACGCGGACGGTCACACGGTCACCATGGCCGTCAGCTCTGAGACGCCCGTCGATCGCTACTACGGCAACGAGATCCTCAGCCACAAGCCAGGCGCGCTGCGCACCAACCGGCTCAAGGGCGGCGTCTCCCTCCTCTTCAACCACGACTACGACAAGCAGCTCGGCCGCTCGCAGAGCTTCAAGCTCCGCGACGACGATGTCCTGCAGGTCACCGCGCGCTTCGGCCCCAGCCCGCTCGCCGTCGAGAAGGAAGCCGATGTCTCCGCCGGCATCCTCGTCGATGTGTCGATCGGCTACATCGTCCACGAGTGGGAGATCACCGAGGACAAGAACGGCGTCCGCACCTACCTCGCCGTCGATTGGGAGCTGCTCGAAGTCTCCCTCGTCACCGTTCCCGCCGACCCCACCGTCGGCGTAGGCCGTGGCACCGAACCCACCGAAGTCAAGGTGCGCAGCTTCGTCAGACTCGCCGACGAGCTCGCACCCGATGAAGCCGCCCGCACCGCCGCCGCCTCTTCCGAAGAGGAAGACGACGACGAGGATGACGAGGACGACACCGATACCGGCAGCGAAACCGAGCGCTCCGCCGACCCAATTTCTCCAGTTCCACCCATTCCAGCAGCACAAAGGACGCCAACCATGGCAGAAGAAATCGTAGACCTCGCAGCCAAGAAAGCGGAGCGCACCGCCCGGCTTCGCACGCTCCAGACGGCGTACCCTGAGCACTTCAGCGAGCGCCATCTCAACGCGGCCATCGACCTCGACACCCCCGTCGAGCGCGTGCAGGATGCCATCTTCGACGGCATCGCCCGCGCCTCCGAGCGCACCGAAGTCCCCACCATCGCCGACGAACTCTTCGGCAGCATGAGCGAAGGCGAGCGCAAGCGCTACTCCATCGCCGCTGCATACCGTGCTGCTGTCAACCAGCAGAGCCGCGGCACCTTCGGCGGCGACAGCGGCTACGAGCTGGAGGTCAGCACCGAGCTTCGCAAGCTGGCTACCGCGCGCGGCATCAAGGACATCGGCACCGGCATCCTCATCCCCAGCGCCACCACGCGCACCCTCTGGAAGGGTGGCCGCCCCGCGGAGCGCACCATCTCCTCCGGCGGTAATGCCGGTACGGCCAGCAACTTCACCACGGTCGACGCCGACCCCATCGAGTTGCTGCGCTCCCGTACGGGGTGTCTCGCGCTCGGTGCCCGCATGCTGACCGGCCTGCAGGGTGCAGTCCAGATGACCCGGCAGAACGCCGCGGCGTCCAGCAGCTGGGAAGCTGAACTCGGTTCGGCGAGCCCGTCCGATCCCGGCTTCGAATTCTTCACCATGAAGCCGAACCGGCTCAGCATGGCCAGCTCCTATACTCGCGACTTCCTCGCGCAGTCGCAGATGGCCATCGAGTCCATCCTCGCCGACGACCGCATGGCCGTCCTCGCCCGCTCGCTGGATACGGCTGCTATCGCCGGTTCCGGCGCAGCGCCGGTGCCGAAGGGGCTGCTGAACTACAGCGGTCTCGCTGCCGTCCTCGCGGGCACCCTCCGCGCCTCCAACGGCACGGTTACCGCCGGCGCCGGCGGCGTTCCGCTCACCTACGTCGACTTCAACAACATGGAAGCGGCCATCGCCACGGCGAATGCGGACATCGGTACGCTGGCGTGGCTCACCACCCCCAAGGTGCGTGCTGCTGCCCGCAGCACACCCAAGATCCCGGGAACGGCGAGCGAGTTCTGCTGGCCGGACTCCAAGGTCGGCGCGAACGGCGTCCAGGAGGGTCCTCTGGGCTACAACGCCCTCTGCACCTCCAACAGCGTCCTCACCGGCTTCACGGCGAACAGCGTTGCGAACCTCCACGCCGCCATCCTCGGCGTCTGGTCGCAGATGCTCATCGGCGACTGGGGCCTGTCGGAGGTCATCGTGGACCCGTACACCGGCGCAGCCAACGCGGTGGTCAACATCACCGAGCACGGATTCTACGATGTGAACTTCCGTCACATCCAGAGCTTCGTCGCCTGCACCTCGGCGCTGCCCAGCTAAGACCAACGTACGGGGCGGCCGCAACCACGGCCGCCCCCCATCTTTCCGCAGCAAACCACTCCGACCGGGAGGTCTTCCATCATGTCCAAGCTCACCACCATCGCCGTGCTCGTCGCAGGCATTGCCGCACGCTACCCCAGCCTCGACCCCGGCACCGTCGACCTGCAAGCCGGGGAAGACTCCGTCGACCTGCAGGCCGCAGCCTTCCGGCCCTTCTCCGCCGCCGGCAAGACCGTCCACATCAAAGCCACCGAGCACTTCTTCGTCGCCGGTCAGGTCATCACCAAGGACGACATCGTCGAAGTCCCCGAGGGCGACGCCAGGCACATCATCGGCATGGACAAAGCTGCCCTCGCCACCGATGACGAGATTGCCGCAGCCAAGGCCGAGCCCGCCAAGAAGGCAAGCAAGTAGCCCATGCCCATCCTGACGCGCGATCTGCGAGCGTTCTGCAGGCCGCCGATGGGTGTTCCCGTCACCTTCCAGGGGGTGTCGCGCTACGCCGACGATGGCACGCCCATCTGCGGTCTGCTCGACACCCCCATGGCCGTCGCTCTGCAGGACGGTGGCGTGGGAGGCGTGGATATGGAGTCGCTCGAGCTGCGGTTGCCCTTCAACGCCTTTCGCCCCATGCCCGCCGCGCGGGACGCCATCACCGTCGACGGCACCGACTACACCGTCTACCCACCCACCGCCGAGGATGATGGCGCCTTCCTCTGCTACCAGCTCAAGTTGGCCTCCCTTTGAGTACCAAAGCCGCACAGTCCATCCAGTCCGACATCCTCGACGCCATCGTCGCGGCGCTCGGCGGCAACGCCAACGGTGCCTATCGCTGCCGGTTTGAGGCCTTCCAGGCGTCGGAGCTGCCCGCCGACAACGTCATCCCCGAAGACGAGTCGCCGCAGTACGACTCCATCAACGACATCGACAACGTCTTCCAGTTCCACGTCCTGCACACCGGCGCATCGGTGGATGAGGTCGACAAGGCCATCGACCGCCGCTACGTCACCGGCCAGCATGCCATCCTCGCCGACCCCACGCTCGGCGGCCTCGTCCGCATGACGCGCTACCGTGGCCGCAAGTGGGAGATGGACGGCGGCAAGAACCTCGACACCGTCACCCTCAAAGTCACCTACGAATGCGAGTTCTCGCAGGACAAGGCCGACCCCAGCAAACCCGGCTTTTGATTCAATTCCGCCTTTTGCTCTACAAGCTACTCGACCTTAGTTCCACCGATTCCGAAAGGAGCACCTGATGTCCACCGCTACCCACGAAGCAAAAGACCCGAACGTTCTGGCCGATATCTCGGCCGCTGCCGACGAGGCCTACGAGAACATCCTCGCCGCCATCAACGCCACTGCCGACGATGGCCTGGAAGCCGCCTACAGCGACCCTCGCACCGAGCTCATCATCAAGGAACTCGTCGCCTCCGCGCACCTGGCCAAGAGCGGCCTGCGCATCAAGGTCGTCCAGGCATCGCAGATGTCGCTCGAAGACCTCCGCGAGTTCGCCGGCCTTGACGACGAGGAAGACGTTATCGAAGGCCTGATCGATCTGCAGGCTACGTCGCTGCCCAAGAAGCTCACCGGCGACCTCGCGCAGACCAGCGTCGGCTCCGGAACGGCCATCGCCATCACCGGCACCACCGCCAGCGCGTCGGCGGTCATCACGTCGCCGTCGTCCACCACGGGCATCACCATCGGTATGCCGATCACCGGCACCGGCGTCCCGGTCGGCACCACCATCATTGGGCTCAGCCCGTTGACGATGTCCACCAACGCCACCGCCTCCGGCTCGAGCGTTGCGCTCTCCGTCGGTGGCGAGACGCAGGTCATCGGCCTGGCCGAGTGGACGCTCGACTGGAAGCGCAAGACGGCCGACGCCACCACCACCGACGACTCCGCCTACGAGTCCTCGCTCGGCAGCACCGCCAGCTGGTCGGCGAAGGCCAAGTACATGTTCCTGGTCGGCGACACCACGCAGTCCAACGCCATCATCGCCGCCATCTCCGCCCCGCAGGCCCCGCAGGTATGGAACTTCTTCCCGGACGTCACCATCGGCCACCCGGCCTACAACGGCTTCGCCTACATCGACGGCATCACCATCGCCGCCGGCACCGGCAAGATCGTCGGCCTGGACGTCAGCCTCAAGGGCACCGGCCCACTCACCGTCGCCACCCAGCTCGCACCGGTAGCGCAGGCGCTCACCAACACCGGCGAACAGTCCGAGGACTAAACCACATCCCACCGCAGTAAACTCGTCCACCCAAGCAGCCCCGTCATTATTGGCGGGGCTGACTTGCTGGCATAGATTTCTTGGATGGCAGCAAAACTAGTCCACATCGTCCATCCCAGCTTTTGACCGCTTTCCGCCATTGGCCGTACACACTGGCCATGAGCACTCGCCTCCTCCCCGGCATCCAGCGTGGCGCTATCGCCGTCGAACTCGACCTCGAGCGTCCACGCATCATCTTCTTCGACCACGCCGCCACCTGGCTGTTGGTCCAGCGCTACGGCAGTCAGTTCATCCCCGAGCTCTATGAGGTCACCAAGGACCCCCGCAAGCTCGAGCTCAAGAGCATGGATGCCCTTGCCTACTTTCTCTGGGCAGGCCTTCAGCTTGACGCCAAAGAGACCGGCGACGCCTTCAGCCTCCAGGATGCCGAGGCGCAGCTCACCCCCATGCATTACATCCGCGCCTTCAACGGCGTGGTGCTCGCCCTCTCCGGATCCATGGGCCGCCCGGTGATGCCGGGAAAAACGGTAGCGATCAGCGCGGCGGCGGCGCCGACCGTGGACGGCCAGCCGAGCGAACCCGAGACGCGCAAGGCCGCTTCTGCAAAGCGGCCGCAGGATCCGGGGCCCACCCGGATTATGACTTCGACGAGTACGAGAGGTTCGCAATCGCCGCCCTCGGTTGGTCGCCGGAGCGTTTCTGGTCGGTAACCCAGCGTGAGTTCAACCTCGCGCGGCAGGGATTCTACGGGCAACAGGAAGAGCGCAAGCGCGCTCAAGCCTTCTGGATGTCGCTGCTACTCTCCGCACAGACCGGGGAGCAGGTCTCCATCGCCCAGCTCATGGGCGAGGAAGCCGTGGACGTCGCCGGCCGCACGGCAGAGGCAGAAGATGCCGCCAAGCTGCTCGAAAAGAAGATGAAGAAAGCAGGCCTCCATGTCGCCACGTAACCGGGTAGACCTGCAGGCGCGCGGGCGCGGCATCGTCATCAAGATCGAAGGCGACGGCGAGAGTGCGCGCCGCGCCCTTGAGATGGTCCGCGAGCAACTGCAGCAGACCGCCGAAAAGGGTGAGGAAACCAGCAACATCCTCACGGAGGCCATGGAGCGCATCAAGCGCGTCGTCGAATTCGAGGTCATCTACGAGGGCCTCCATCGCCTCGTCGACGGCATGAAGGAGCTGGTCGTCGGCTCGCTGGAGATGGGTGAGGCCTTGGAGCAGGCCAGCAAGAAGACGGGCCTCTCCGTCGAAGCCCTGTCCGTGATGCACTACGCCAGCAAGCAACTGGGCATGGACTTCGACGGCCTGGTCACTGGGATCGGCCGTTTCGACAAAAACATCTCCGAGGCCGCGACCGGCAACAAGCAACTCGCCGCCGACTTCAAGGCCATGGGCCTCGACGCCAAGGACCTCGCCGGCCGCACCGACGGCGCAGAGGTAGCCTTCCACCGGTTCATCTCCACCTTGGCCGTCACCACCAACGCCTCCGACCGCAACCGTCTCGCCACCGACATGATGGGCAAAGCTGGCATCGCGCAGATCCCGGTGCTCGTCGAGCTGGCCAACCACTGGGACGAGATGAAGGGAAAGGCCGAGGCCGCCGGCGTCCTGATGAACGGCGAGACAGCCGAGGCGCTCGCGCAGACCAACCAGAAGATGAAGGAGCTGGGCCAGAACATCACCGGCGCGGGGATCTCGTTCACCGACGGCCTCATCCCCGGCCTAAACCAGATGATGGACGTCATCCGCGACGGCAAGAGCGACCGCGACGTCTTCAAGGAGTGGGGTAAGGACATCTCCACCATGCTGGCCTACGCTGCGTCCGCAGCCTACGGCCTCGCGTCCGGCATGGACACCGTCTTCGCATTGGGGGAGGGCGGCAAGCTCACCAAGTTCGGCCAGATCGATCTGCAGGAAGCCAAGGACTTCGCCGAGAAGGCCGCAGCCTTCCGCGACATCGCCATGGGCATCAAGCCCCAGAAGTCGCAGCTTGACTCGTTCCTGCACGCTCCCGACCTGAACCCGGACGCGCAGGCGAACATCAAGCCCTTCCACGCTCAGCCGCTCGGCGAGGGGAAGGCCAAGTCCGACAACTCGTTCAACACCGCCGCTGCCCAGCTTGCCGAAGAGCAGGGCAAACTGCTCGCCACCACGCAAAAGGCGATTGACGAACAGCAGCTCGCGGAGCTCGAAGCCCAGCACAAGATGCTGCTCGTCGACGACCAAACCTTCTTCTCCGAGAAACTCCGACTGCAGAACGATGCCCTGGATGCCGAGATCAACGCACTCAGAACGAAGGGTGCCGAACTGCAGGCGCTGTACGACAAGCAGCACGCCGACAAGACCCTGAAGCGCGACAAGTCCGGCGACTCCGCCGAGGAGTTGCGCACCCAGAAAGAGATGCTGCAGGTGCAGGAGCAGATCATCGCCCTGCAGACCAGCAAAGGCCGCAATGCCAGCGCCATCACCGCCGAGCAGTCCGCCGCGGCCAAGGCCACCGAACTCAACAGCCTGAAGATCGCCGCCGACCTTGAGAAGGAGCGCAACGCCGGCATCACCGCGCAGATCGCTCTGATCGAGCGCGAGCACGAACTCGAGGCGCAGAAGATTACCAACGCCGGCGGCTCGCCGCAGGACGCCGCGAACATCCGCGCGCAGGGTGAAGTGCTGGCCAACAAGCTCCGCATCGAGGAGGTCAACAAGCAGATCATCGCGACCGAGAACGACTACGCTCTGGCCGTGGAGCGCGTCGCCGATGCGGCGAAGAAGGACCCGCGGCTGAAGTCCGCCGCCGAGAAGGAGATCAACGAGCTCAACAAGCAGGAGGCCAACGCGCTGCGGGATCTCGTCGCACAGTACGATGCGCTGGCGAAAGAGCTCGGCGGCCCGTTTCTGGAGGAAGCCGCCAAGCTGAACGCGGAGCTCGACAAGCTGAGCACCCCCTCGAAGAAGGGCGACTCCGACTTTACCAAGTCGCTCACCGAAGGCTTCCTCCGGATGGGCAACACCATCGCCAACGAGACCGCCAAGGGAAAGGCATCGTTCAAGTCCATGGCGCAGACCATGGAGCAGGACGCCCTGCAACTCGCCGAAAAACTGGCAGACCAGAAGATACTCTCCCTCATCGCCGGCGCGGGTGCCGGTGCCGCGTCGGGCTCGTTCAGCGACAGCAACTCCGGTGCCGGGCCCGGCTTCTGGGCCAAGCTCTTCGGCGCCAGCGCCGACCACCACATGAGCGGCGGCCCCATCGACGCGCCCTCCGTCGTCGGCGAAGCTGGCCCAGAGATCTGGACGCCGCCGCAGTCCGGCGGCAGCATCATCCCCGCTGGCCTCAGCCAGAAGCTCGCCGATACGGGCGGCGGTAACGGCGGCATCAACGTCACCAGCAACGTCATCAACCAGACCTCCAACCCGGTGCAGGCGCAGCCCAGCAAGGTCAGCTACGACAGCGACATGAAGTCCTTCATCATTCACACGGTCATTGAAGATGCCAGCAGCGGCGGCCCCACGTCGCAGATTATGGGCGGCGGTGGTTAGAGACCTGCGATTGCGGCGCAGAGATCCTTCGCGATGCCCAGCTCGTTCCGGTTGGCTGTCTGGAAGACCACCGTGCCGTCGGGCTTCTGCAACGTCGCCCCGTTCACGTTGCCGCGCTTCTCGATGAAAACCACCTGCAGAGTCGCCTCGGCGGCGGTCGTTACAATCTGCACGGCTGGGCATTTCTTCGCCAGCCTCTTCCTCACGATCTGAGCGGAATCGATGTAGATGGGAACCAGCAACCCGAGCGGCGCAACGGAGTTTGCGGCCCCGGCAGCTGCCGAACCTACCGTGAACGGCTTCACGTAGACCGTGCGCGGGGTTGGCGGGGCAACCTGGAACGCCAAAAACACACTGAAGAGAACATTGTGCATGGGGTTGAGGTTACTCCCGGATTTGCCAGTAACCCAACCGCTGCCGCATATACAAGCGGTGAAGAACCCGGCCAAGCATAAAAACCGCATCCCGTTCGAAGGACTTCTGACCCGTCTCGACGCACCCAGCGACAAGGCTCCCAGCGGCGCGCGCGGGCATCGCGTCATCCTCACCACCGGCGCTGCCGAGGCCGCGCTCGGGTCGCTCATCGGCATGGCCGTCAGCTTCAAAGCGGCGTGGGACGGCCACGACGCCCGGCAGAAGTGCGGCGTCATCACCGAGGCCTTCATCGAAGGCGACGAGCTCCGCGTCGCCGGACACATCTACGCGCACGACTTCCCGGATGTCTTCGCCCAGATG